CTGGTCGAGACCGTAAAGGAATCTACACCAGAATGTCCATGGGACGCAAACGACTGAAGGAACGGGGCAAAAATCCCACTACTTCAGGAGTAAACAAATGAACACACTTAACCAAATTCGCAAGCAGATCCAAAAGGCAGCTGCATTGCACGACGCACAGATCTCTCACACCGCATATCGCGGTGTTGAGTATGATACCCGTTGCGTCGAAAGTAAGGAAACCCACGGTACATTCTGCTATCGCGGAAAAACTTACACCAAGTGATGTCACTTACGCATAATAGAGGAGGGGCTTGACGCTCCTCCTTTTTTTATGTAAAATAGTCAAAACACGATTTTTATGGATAGAGCAGTTCTAAAAGGTCTCGTCAGGACCCTTAAAGCATTGATACTTGAACTAGAGGCAGAAGTTTTTGCAGACAAAGAAGCTTACACCAAACCAAGAGAGAATTACGACGATCCCGTAGAATACTACAACTCTAATGATGATGATGACGGATATGCAGACTGACTGGAGATATACTCCAGAGAAAATGGCAGTGAGGAGAAACGCATTGAGACTTCTTCTTGGTAGCTTTGGTAATCAACTGAATCCTGACGGGTCACCTAAATATTCAAATCGGAGCATTTATGAGTGCGCCCATGATTGGGTATCACAGGGTAATATGATCACACACGGAATTATCAAGTACTACGAGGTCTACTATGCGGATGAAGGACACGATTCGACTGACCAAGGCAGCTCTTAAGCAACCTTGGTTATATACAGAGGAAGAACTCTTATATATGAAGAGGGCGAAGAAACTCGCCAAGAAGGGATTGAAACTAAAACAAATGAGAGGAATGAATGGAGAAAGTGAAGTTGGTGCAGGTAACACCTGACGCAGAGCAAACAATGGCGTATATCGCCAGAGTCTCAAATCCAAAAAACCAGGAAAATCCTAGTTTTGAAGGTCTACTGAAATATTGCATCAAACATGGTCATTGGTCTGTGTTTGAACAAGCTTACATGACGCTAGAGATCGAGACCTCTAGGGCAATTGCGGCTCAAATATTAAGACATCGTAGCTTCACATATCAAGAGTTTTCCCAGCGGTATGCAGATTCTAGTCTGCTTGCTGATGAAATTCCTCTGCCAAAACTTCGGCGTCAAGATACTAAGAATCGTCAGAATTCTATTGACGATATTGATGATTTCAAGAAGCAACGCTTTGAAATTGCAATGAAGCGTTATTTTGAAGAAGGTATGGACATCTATAAGACCATGCTGGACGCTGGAATCGCCAAGGAGTGCGCCAGAATGGTGCTTCCACTCGCCACGCCCACCAGAATCTACATGACGGGCTCATGTCGCTCATGGGCGCATTACATCGCCCTTAGAAGTGCAAATGGAACCCAGGCAGAACATATGGATATTGCTAATCAGGCAAAAGCAATTTTCTGCGAGCAATTCCCCTCTGTGGGCAAAGCCCTGGAGTGGTCCTAAATAAAACTACATCATTATTCATATGGCAACTTATCCAGTAAAACACAAAGAAACGGGCGAGACTAAAGAGATCGTCATGAGTGTTCATGAATGGGATCAGTGGAAAGCAGACAATCCCGATTGGGAGAGATACTACACTCCAGAAAACACCCCAGGTGTGGGTGAGGTAGGTGAGTGGAAGGATAAGCTGCGTAAATCCAAACCAGGGTGGAATGAAGTGCTCAGTAGAGCACAAAAAACTGGTAGAAACCGTCAAAAACTAACCCTCGACTAAAACTTATGCCAAGGAAGAGAAAAACTGACAATCCAATCGGTGTCGGACTCACTGCTAAGCAAATGAGAAGGAAAAAACCGATTAACAATGACTTCTTGGTGGATATCTCTCCACTAACTGATAATCAAGAATCTCTCTTCTCGGATTATAAAGACGGTAAAAACATTTTTGCTTACGGTGCTGCTGGCACAGGTAAAACTTTTATTGTGCTTTACAACGCACTTAGGGATGTACTTGACGAAAACTCACCATATAGTAAAATCTATATTGTAAGATCTCTTGTTTCTACCAGAGAGATTGGGTTCTTACCTGGTGATCACGAAGACAAATCAGCACTTTACCAAATTCCTTACAAGAATATGGTAAAATATATGTTTGAAATGCCGTCTGATGCAGACTTTGAAATGCTCTATGGCAATCTGAAGCAGCAAGAGACTATTTCATTCTGGTCTACAAGTTTCATTCGCGGTACAACACTTGATGATGCTATCATTATTGTTGATGAGTGTCAGAATCTAAATTTCCACGAGCTTGACTCTATTATCACTCGTGTCGGTGAAAACACCAAAATCCACTTTTGTGGAGATGCTACTCAAACTGACTTGACAAAAACTTACGAAAGGAATGGTATTTTGGATTTTATGAAAATCCTACAACAGATGCCTTCTTTCGCTACCATTGAATTTGGTGTTGAGGATATTGTTCGGTCAGGTCTCTGCAAAGAGTATCTAACAACTAAATTGGCACTCGGTATGTAAATGTTCAAACATCTTGAAACAGAACTCCCGTCACTCTCTAGAGAGACTATTGACGGAGTTCGATATTATGACACACCAGACCAAAAACTGGTCTCAATCACATCTGTTATTAGTTTCTTTAACAGAGATAAATTCGCCAAATGGCGTAAAAGGGTAGGAGAAGAAAAGGCAAACGAGATTACTCGTAAAGCTACCAGTCGTGGCACTGACATGCACACGCTGACAGAACACTATTTGAAGAATGAAGAACTTCCTGTAGTGAAACCCCTACCTGATTTCTTATTTAAAATTGCTAAGCCTGAGTTAAATAAGATTGACAACATACACACACTAGAAGGATCTTTATACAGTAAAGAACTTGGTGTTGCGGGAACTGTTGACTGTATTGCCGAATACGATGGCGAATTAGCTATTATTGACTTCAAAACATCAGCGAAACCAAAACCAAGAGACTGGATCGACGGTTACTTCGTTCAGTGTGCAGCGTATGCCTGTATGTACTATGAGTTGACAGGAATTCCAGTTAAAAAGTTTGTTATAATTATGTCGTGTGAAAACGGCGATTGTGTGGTTTACCAAGAATATGATAAAATGAAATACATGAATATGTTGGTATCTTACATTCGTAACTTTCTGGAATTTCACTTACAACTAAATGGAAAATGAACTATCTAAAGCCTTAGATAAAAAATTCATGAATTCTGCTAAATTCTCTCTAGAGATAGAGAGAATTGTACTAGAAGAAAAAGTGAACTATATTGAGGCAATTATATTATTCTGTGAAGAAAACAGTATAGAAGTGGATTCAGTATCTAAGTTAATCTCAAAACCTCTTAAGGAAAAGATTAAACGGGATGCTATCGATCTTAACTTCATGAAGAAAACAACAAGGGCAAAACTACCACTCTAAATAAGATGTCAGATTTTTTCGATTCTCCTTTAGTCCAAGAAGTAATGGATGAAATTAATGAGCTTCAGGAGCAAATCTATTCTGAAGTATTTGAGTTTGCTGATCTGGATAAAGAGAAGAAATTACATCATCTTGAGAAGTTAGACCATCTGCTAGAAAAGCAGAGAAATCTATACACCAGGTTGAGTCTGTCTGACGATCCTAGAGCAGTTGCTATGAAAGATACTGTGAGACAGTCAGCAGTTCTTATGGGATTCCCTAAAGATGTTGACTGTGCCGTTCTGTTTGGTAACATGCAGAAAACCCTTGCTAAAGTCAGGGAACAAATCGAACCTTGACATTGGGCGTGGGTCCGCCCTATAATAGACCCGTAAAGACCAAATCCAATTTACACAAGCCAAATCCTATGTCTTTTGCATCCCTTAAAAAGCAATCCTCCCTTGGTTCCCTGACCGCCAAACTGGTCAAGGAAGTCGAAAAGACCAACAAAGGAGGTGGTTCTGGAGACGATCGTCTTTGGAAACCAGAAGTAGATAAAGCTGGTAACGGTTACGCAGTAGTCCGTTTCCTCCCTGCCCCTGACGGTGAAGACCTGCCTTGGGCAAAACTGTACTCTCACGCCTTCCAAGGTCCTGGCGGTTGGTACATCGAAAACTCCTTGACCACTAATGGTGCCAAGGATCCTGTATCTGAATATAACAGTGAACTTTGGAACACTGGTATTGATTCAGACAAAGAAATTGCTCGTAAGCAGAAGCGTAAGCTCTCTTACTACTCCAACATCTATGTTGTGAAGGACCCTTCTAACCCTGAGAATGAAGGTAAAGTCTTCCTCTATAAGTACGGTAAGAAGATCTTTGACAAGATCATGTCTGCCATGCAACCCGAGTTTGAAGACGAAGAGCCCATCAATCCCTTCGACTTCTGGGCAGGAGCAGACTTCAAGATCAAGATCAAGAAGGTTGCTGGTTACTGGAACTACGACTCATCTGAGTTCGCTCGTCCTGGTGCTCTCCTGGATGATGATGACGCCATGGAAGCAATCTGGAAGAAAGAATACTCTCTTGCAGAAATCACTGCTGCCGATCAGTTTAAGTCTTATGATGAACTGAAGAAGCGTCTTGATTATGTTCTCGGCAACAAAGCTCAACCTAAGGTTGACTATGAGACCGTAGAGGAAGAATCCTTCAACGCACCAGTGATCACCAGTAATAATGAACTGGTTGATGGTCATACTCGTTCTGTACCACAGATGTCTGCACAGGAGAGTGAAGACGACGCATTGTCCTATTTCCAGAAACTCGCTGAAGAATAATTAA